GAGGAAGGCAGCAGCGTATCCCGCCGTGTTAGCGAAGAAGGTCATCTCTCGTAAGCCCTCCTTCTGGATGCTGTCGGCGTTCTCTGAGTAGGTGGCGTGGTAAATCATTTCCATGTGTTCAGTTTGGGGCTTATTCATGACAACAACAACCTCATTCCCCATAAATATGGACAGAAATTCCGATAAATTCTGCCAACTCGATGAGGGCGTCCCCCACCTGAGCCAGCAGCGGTGAAGTCTCCGCGTTGGAGTCCCGGGCAGCGACCCTGAGCCAGTTACAGTAAGCCGATATTGCTTGCTCCGCTTGCGCCTTGACAAACTCGTGGTCGGGGCTGTCTGACCAGCGGTGGCGACGAACTGGCATCACCAGTCCACCGCCATCGCAGCGATGCTCTCCTGAGCGTCTACCAAGTTATGAACCTTGTCACGAGCCGCCTCGTACCACTCGTACCACTCGTCGGACATGGAATCCTCAGGCTCATCATCCTCAGGCGTGATGTTGGAATAATCGAAGTAGCCGTTGTAGACGCACTCACCGTTAGCGAACGAATCGACACCGGCGAAGCACATGCCTCCCTCGTCGTAGCGAACGAGAACCTTGACAGGGTACTTCTCGGTGATGTGGCGAGCGATGCCGTCGGGTGGCGACCATGCCGACATGCCAGACACGGTGATGCTGGTGTCGTCAACGTTGTAGTCGGAGATGCTGGGAGACCACTTGGTTCCCCAGTTCGCAACGCACCACCAGTACCAGTCGGCGTGACCGTACTTGGCTTTGTTGGCTTCCTGCTGGGCGACCCACGCAGGGTACTCGGGGTCGTCTTCGGGGATGTAGCCAGACCTGATTTTCAGGTCTTCGGGGATGGGATGGATACGAGAGATGTCGTATTCCTTCATTGAGTCGTATGATTCGACTTGCTCATCCTCTGGGATTGAGAAGATTTGGTGGAGAGCAGCGATGTGCTCAGGCTCTCCCTTGATTTCGATGGAATAGTCGCACCAGTTGGGCATTTCTTTCTCCTTTAGTAGGTCGGAGTATGAAGTGTAGGGCTTATTGGTGATAGTGACAACCCAGGATTGGTTTTTCACTTGACATTTATGTGACGAAAAAGGGGCAGGGCATCAGCACGACACCCTGCCCCTCTATTCGTGGGGTTTACTCAGACAGCCTCGCCCGAGCGGATGGTCGAAGCACGACGCTGCTTCTTGACCGGAGCATCCTCAAAACGAACCCAGACCGTCATGGTCTTATCGGCGTTCGTCTTGGTGCGGATGTTCATGTTCGGGAAGTGCTCGTTGCGAATCATGTAGAAACGCGAGATGGACTTGTAAGTCCCGACGCGAGCCCAGATTTCGGGATTCGCGAACTTGTCTGAATGGTTGTCTCGGAGGTTCTCCAACATTCCACGGAACGTCTGCTTCTTATTCCGACGCTTTCCGTTCTCAGGTGCTGGTGGAACCTCGAACTTGATTCGGTAACCCATGATGTTTCTCCTTACTTGAAACTTTGGTGAAGGGTTGAGGTTGATTGGTTGATGATGTCACGCACACTTTCGGCGAGCGAAGGTGAGTGAATTGGAGTCGATGCCGGGGCTTCGGGGGCCTCGAGTGACTCGCTGTCTACCGGATCTGAATTGTGGAAGTTGATATTCTTATGTTCAATCCACTTGCTTCCTGATCCGGAAATTGGGGTAACGAGAAGGTCAAGGTGACCGAAACGTTGCCGAGCATCCGTGATGGTCACGTTAACGTTGATGCCTTCGATTGGTTCGAAGGAAGCGGTGAGTCCTCGGTATGCGTTGAAGTTCACCGACCCATCTGCGTAGCGTGCTACCCGGGTGTCTTGTCGTGTTTTTGTATCCACGATCTTCATTGATGTCCCTCCTTTCAAAGGGCTTGCAGGTGTGAATCAGTACTGTACTGATTATGTTTATTGTTGACAACCTGCGCGAACAATAAGTTCGTTAATGGTTGTCACCGCTCGCTTTCCGCCACCGTAGTGGCGATGAAGCGCTACGAATTCCGCCACTCAGACATGGGCGCAGGCGTGCCGGTCAAGTATTGCTCTAGGGCTTCGGCGCCCCCACAGCCAGAACAGATTTCGGTCTTGTTGTCGACGCGGCTCAGAGCCCCGGGGTATGCCCCGGGTTCGTAGTTGTTGGGAATCCAGTCCCCGCATCGGGGGCAGACGTTTGGAATCTTCATGACACTCCAATCATGTTCTTGAGGGTTTGCAGGAGCGGGCGACCAGTCTTGTTGTCGTACTTCTGAAAGCCGTCTGAGGCGTTCTTGACTACGTTGGCGAACTTGCCAGCGGAGCCCGTAGCGAGAGCGTCTGAGAGCAACCTAAGTGCCGTCTGCGCATCATCGAATCGGTAGACGTATGTAACGTCGGTGTTCGACTTCCATACGATGTGGACTGACATAACCTCGTCAACGACGGTCATGTGCATGTGTGAGATGGCCGATGAGTTGCGGACATCGACGGTCGGTCGGATTTGGGTTGGGTTGTTCATGTCAAGTACGCTATGGATTATTCGTGACGTTACCAACCTCGCCAACAAACTTTTTTTGACATTTCTAGAAAAATGGCCATCTAGCAGGGGTTTTGTAAAAATATTTCTCCGAGGTTGTCAAGTGTTGTAATAAGCACTATCGTATTTGACATGAAGGAAGAAATGGAAATTGGCAAGGTACCCGAGGGTGAGTGCGCCTACTGCGACCACGAACGTGCGCAAGGTTCGACGTTCCATCCTCGCCACTACGCCTCGTCAAATTGTCAATCAGGTGGGTACGACCATTGTACCTGCGACACTTGTTGGTAAGAAAGGAAAAGACATGACCAATAAAGTCAAGGGAGCCGCATCGCTCCGAATCGAACTACGAGACGGCATCATCACCGTCTACCACGGCACCGATGGTGCTGTTCTCCACCAAGTCGAAGCAACCGACAACATGTGGGAACGCATGTTCGACAACATGACCAACGCTCTCTACGGGGTGGATGTCTGATGGGCGCACGAGCAACTATCACCATCTACCAATACGGCGATGAGGCTGACGAAACGCCGCTCAATCTTTACACCCATTGGGGCGGTCACGAGATTTGCCAGACTCTCGCCGAAGGCCTACGCAAGGCGAAGGAGGCCGGTCGCCTCACCGACCCGCCATACGCTACCCGCATTATCTTTGACACGCTCACCGGATTGGAGGGCGGCGATACCGGCTACGGCATCATCGTGGGTGACCATGATGACATCAACTACGACTCGCCAGTCATCGTGTGGCCAAAGGATGGCTACGGGACTCCAATGGTGCGCTACAACGAGTTGGAATGTACGGCGCAGGCATGGATTGACCTTTTTGTTCGTTCTAACAGCGACGGGGTGTCAATCGTCGTCTAAAATGCTATCCTTACATTATGTATTCGCACAAAGATGCGCTGATTACCGTTTATCAACCTGAAGTAAAAACGGAAATCCATTGGAAGGTCAATCTCGTTTCATACGTTGAGTCTGAGAACGGCGACTACCAATGGTTTGGCTCCATCTCCGATGGGGAAGAAGACGTTGTGGCCGTTCTTGCTGGCGGCCGCAGCGGGGCTGTCTGGTACGGCCCCCAAAACGAGCAGAAGTGGGAGCGTTACGTCGCTGATGCGCAAAATGCGTTCCCAGACGACCCTGACGCTGTGGATAACTTCACGACGTACATTGACGCTCTCGGGTTGTCATAGCCCTACATAACCCCTACCATATCTACTGTAACCCTCTGCCCATACTAAAAAGTGAGGTACAAAATGATTGGCGACCGTGTACGCCTTATCCACTGTAATGACCCCCATACCCGTATCGAAACGGGTTCATATGGTTTCGTGGTGTTCGAGGATGCCGTCGGTACCGTTCATGTCAAGTGGGACAACGGTATTCAACTCGGCCTCGTCGCCGATGAGGATTCGTGGGAAATTGTTGACGCTGAAGTTGTCAAGTAACGTAATAAAGATTAGATTGGACTCATGAACCGCTACGCAATCATCACTCCTGACAACATCGTTGTCGAAGAATGCGAGACCCTGCCGGATGGGGAGGCTATCCACGACCTCATCGGCAACTACTTTGACTGTGTGTCAATGAATATGCGAGATGGAAGCGTCCTCGTCGCATACGTTGACGACATGGGTCATCTCCACGGTTTACCCATGAACGCTTGGGCGTCGTCAATCTTTGCCCGACCACTCGCAGGAACGGCGATTATGTTCTCCGCCACTAGCCCGCAGGGTGAGTACGACGGCGAGAACTACCCGCTCAACGACCTGCATGTCTTCATGTTGCGTAACATGATGGACTTGGTGGACATGCGCCCGACGCCGATGACGGAAGAGGGCTGATGGGGTTCTTCACCGGAGCCATCATCTACTCGCTCGGTGTAAAGCGCGGCAAAAAGCGCGGGCAAGCCCCGATCCCCGTGGCCGGAAAGCCGAAAGACTCTGATTGCGATAACTTTTGGGCGTTTTGCAAAGAGTATGGTTCGTGTGACGGTATGGTCTGCACGTATGAAGAGCGAGGGTAAGTTTTTCTCCACATTTGCTTGCATTTGTGTTGAGAAAGACGGAAGCCCTGCCCCCGGCTGTCACGGCTGTTACGACTGGCTGACTGCCGACCTGATTTGGACATTGGACGATTGGGTGCGTGCGAATCCGACCAACTGGTTCGGGTTTTCCAACATTTGGTGCGACACTCCAGATGGTTGGCAGCGGGACTCCGGCTACGCGCGCTGCGAAACTGCTGAGCAACTCTTGGATTTCTTGATTCTGGCTGGGGGCGATTTCTCGCTGACGTATTTTGAGCCGGCTGGTGATGAGTGGCGATTCACGCAACGACATCTGAGTCGGCCGCTGGAATTGACGAAATGCAAGGTTTTTTACACAATTGACCGTGGTGGGTAGTGGCTGTCACACCCCTGCTGTAAGATATTCTTATGACTATTGACATCTTGCAACACGACGAAAAGTGCGAAAACGCACAATCACTCGACGACCTTTGCATCTTCTGTATCAAGGATTACAATGACTGGGCGGAAGAAGCCGACAACCGTGCGATTGGACTGGAACTGAAGTGAGTCTCCACTACTGCGAATCCTGCAAAAACACGATCCATGACATCAAAGCCCCGTCCTGCATCCGTCTGGTTTCAGCGTGGGTTGCTGGTTCGGGCAAAACAATCGTCAAGATTGAAGAAGAGGGCTATCGGTTTTACCACAAGCCATGCTTTGACATCATGAAACGTAAAGAAACGGGATGGCAAGAAGAATCGCTCTTCTAATCCCCCACCATCACTTTCCCCTCTAACTCAATTGGCAGAGTAACGGACTTTTAATCCGGTGGTTGTGGGTTCGAGTCCCACGGGGGGAACCGTTAGCCCTGATAACATTAGGGCATGGCTAAGTCACGATCAGGTCTCGGATTCGTCTGGACACCCGAACCACACAAAAAGCGCAAAGGCGTCCACGCGAAACGCGGGGCTTCGTCGAGCGCCTCAAGCAAGAACTACAAAAAGAAATACCGTGGCCAAGGACGACCCTGAAAAGGAAGCGCCTAAGCCGGCGAAGAAGCCACCTGCTGCTACTTTCATTTCCCGGATGGTTCACAACAAACGCCGCTGTCCGGGCTGTCGGTAGGGGTTATCCGCCACCGTTAGTCGGTTGAAGCGATTCTGAATTAAGTGATTGCAGGAACTCGATTGCACACTTGTTGCAGTAGAACCTCGGGCCGGGCGACTGATCCCACTTTGTGTAAATCTCTACTTCGGCACCGGAGCGGCAAAACCCGCCGGCGGGGCTCCACGGGAATGGAAGAACTCCTTCTACGACTACTCGGTACTTCTGTTCTTCGCTCAAAGCGTTGAAGCAGTGCATCCCGTAAATGCCGGTCGGGTGGCTCATTCTGCGTCGTCCTCGAAGTCGTCCTCGAACACGCCGTATTCGACGGCCTCTTCGTGCGTTTGATCGAATTCGGCCTCGCACGCAAGGCAAGTGAAGAGTGGCGGGTACGCGCACTCGTCGATTTCGTGCTCGTCGACACGAGTGTCGATGTCGGCCTTGCAGTGGAAGCAGGGCTGGATTGGGGCGAGGCTGGTGAGTGACATGCGCATACTCTTTATTCAACGTCTTATTCGTATCAAACACAACGTCGATACGAAAAATTCCCGAAATTTTTAGACATCGAACATACGTTCGAAAACCGAACATGCGTTCGAAAACCAAACATGCGTTTGAAAATCGAACATGTGTTCGAAAACCGAACATTTGTTCTAGTACGAAAAAAATAAAAAATATTCTTAGGTCGAGGTTGTGCTTATTAGGAATAAGGCCTACCCTCATATGTATGGAGATGGGAGGAGGTGAAATGAAGAAGATCACTCGTTCAGAGTGGGTCTGCGCAGAGTGCGAAGACACGCTGATCTTCGAAGTCGAGGGCGACGGCCACTCATGGTGGCACGGCTACTCATTCGAGGACACGGCGTGGAAGCACTTCGCTAAGCAGGGTTGGGTAACCGACGACTGCGAGGAGTGGTGCGCAGGTCACGCAGATCTCTGCGAGGTCTGACCGACCCACAAACGACAGGGTGGCGACCCACCGCCAAAATCCCCCCATCTCCAACCAAACCCCGACTGTCACCCCCCGACGGTCGGGGTTTCTTCATTTCGGTCAACACTTGCGGGCGGCCCGGCGGGGCTGTACATTGACGTCATGCCGAAAGCAAATCGCACCCGTGTCCTGACTATCGCCGACAATCTCGTAAACGGTGACAGGGACGAACAGTATGGCGACCCGATTTCCGATTTCCGGACAACCGCTGAAATGTGGAGCGCGTATCTCAGCCGCCGGCTAGGAGCCCCGGTTTCGCTCGAGCCGCACGATGTTGCTGCGTTGATGTGCTGTCTGAAGTTAGCCCGTATCTCTTGGTCTTACGACAAGGACGACAACTGGATTGACCTTGCCGGTTATGCGGCGTGCGGGTGGGATTGCGTCGTCGAAGAGAACCCGTCAAATAATTCTGCCGATGACGTTTCATCTGCCTTATATAAGGCGTACAATGAGATACATGAAGCAGAAAGCGTGGAGCGAAAAAGATAAGTGGGAGTACACCCACAATCGTTTGCGTGCTTCAACGATCCCCGACAAAAAGAAAGAACAGGCTCGTAAGGCCTGCCGAAAGCGAGTAAGTCGTGACGTTTGACGAATGGATTCAGATTGGCGTTGACAACAAGTGGTGTGGGGCACCGGTTTGTTCCACTCATGACGGCATCCCCATGTCCGAAGAAGAAGAGAATATGTGGGATGAAGGGTCAGATCCCTGCCATCACGTTGTCCGCTTGTATGAAAACGAAGAAGTAGCCGACGCTATCAACGCAACGTTCTCAGCGTATTCGTGGCGTGTTCCGGCAGTTCGTCCTCGGTCGTAAAGATCCCTCGGGGTAACCACGTCGTGTCTTTCAAGACGAGGTGGGATCTTCCCCTCCCTACCGCGCAGTCTGTCAAAGGCAGGGAGGGGCGAACCCCGACTCAGAAGGTCAACTCAATAGCGGGACTCGGATCGTACATCTCTTGAGACCAGCCCGCTCGCTGTCGTTTTTCTGCTAAGGCCAGCGTTCTGGCACGAGAGAGAAACATGCAGACTGTCATTCTGGGTTCTGTAACTTCGGTGACCCGGTGCCGGGTGGTTGTTGGGAAAAGAATGATTTCTCCGGCTTTCGGGCTGTGTTCGTAGCCGATGTCGTCAAATACGAGCCGCCCGTCGTTTGATGAGTCCACATACAGGATTGCCGAAACATCGCACAAAAGGTTTTGCTGCGGGGCTTCCATGATGATTTTCTCGCCGAACTCGTTTTCGTCGTAGCAATCCCAATGTGCTTCGGAAGATTCGCCGATTTGCCATTCTCTGATGGAGCCGTGCCAGACGACGTGTTCGTCAAGGTAATAGCGGTCTGCTTCGGCTTTGATTTGTCTTGCGAGGCGTTTCATCCATTCGTGCGCTTCGTCGTCTGGTCGTAGAAGAACGTTTTGTTCTCCGCCGGCGGCCCCAGAGCCCCGCTCGACTCTGGTGTGGGTTTGGAGAAAGTAGCGGGTGCTGTCCTGTTCGGGGTAGTACTCGCCGGAGAGTTGGAAGGTGTGAATCATTGGGTGGGACATTTTTATTACGATTTCTTTACGGGGGTTGTTGGTGTCACTCATAAAGACTAATCTACAAGTATGAACAACCCAGAGATGATTCCACTCGGCCAGTTCCTCATTGGAGCCGCCGCTTTCGGCCTCGGCCTTCTCTTCATCGCATGGCTCGCCCTTGACGACCTGAAGCGTGACCTTGACGAGGATGGCGACTACTGATGGGAGACGTTATCTACGTCTGCTCAACCTGTCACAAGACCACCTCGATCGAACATCGAGACGCAATCCTTTGGGAAAAGGTCGGTGGTCACCGGCTTTGCCCTGTCTGCTCATACAAACTGACGCAGGCTACCCGTCAGCACCCAAGCAATCGAAATCGAAAGAATGCTTGACAAGTGTTACACCCCTCAACTACCATTACAAACATGACTTACCGATACGACATCAAGCCCATCTACACCTACGACGACGACACGCCCGAGGCGAGCATCCAACTCACCGAATGGATTGTCATTGACACGGCTAACCGTGATTGCCCAGCCGGTTTCGTTTTCGCAACCCGTGAGGAAGCACTAGCGCAAGCGAAGGCGATGGGATGAGCAACCTCGGAACCATCATCTACGTCGTCGTGGGGCTAAGTTTCACGGCGGTACTCTGGATCGCCTTATTCGCACGGAAGGAAAACAATGAACACGCTGATTGACCTACTACAGACGGGTGCGATTCTCTGCCTCGCATACGTCCTCATCACCTCACAGAAGGGAAACAAGTGAGCAAGTCCACCGAACAATGGCGTGCCATCTACAAGGCTCGCAACGAACGACGCAAGGTTCGTTCCACCTCAGAGCGCAAGGCAGACCGAGAAATGGGTCGCTGTCTCTCTATTAGGATGTGGGACAAGTCCACCAACGCACCTCGTATCCTGAATGAGACCAAGAAGTGAACAGCATCACCATCTCGTTCCAAGACTTCCTCAACAAGGCCATCGTTGACTACACGCAAGAAGCCAACGCCACGGCAAAGCACCAACGATTTGGCCAATGGTTTTACAACGACATGATTTTGGCTAACCCTGACCTCGCCGAACACATCCGAGGTTCCAAGTACGACCCGTTCTATCTGGAACAGCCAACCCCAGAGCAGTTGCGATACATCGAACTGGTGTGGGCGAACCCACCGAAGCAACCGCTCGTAGTGATCTAAATGCTACTATTACCAAGTGGCACACATTCTCCTCAGCAAAATACTCGACACAGCCCCGCTGCTTCAGCAACTCGCCGAAGTCACATGGGTCAACAAGCGTGAAGACGCACCCGAACACGAACGTCATCTACATCTAGAGGATGAGCCAGCGTCATCCGTGCTGGTTTCAGCCACACTCGCAGGCGTTTGGGATGAAATCGAAAGCGTTGTATCCGAAGATTGGGGTCAACGCATCGAACTCGGAACCCACCCTGATAAGCGGTTTGCTCACATCCGTTACCCAGAAGGCACATCCATGCCGTTACACGAGGACTCGCCGTCGGCTGACGTGGGCGACAACTTCGTCACTATTCTGGTCTATCTCAACGATAACTATGAAGGTGGGGAACTGGTGGTGAATGAAGAACCCGAAGAGTTTTCTTACAAGCCCGCCGCCGGAGATGTTGTTCTGGTTGCTGCCGGGACTCCGCACGCCTCGAGCGAAGTTGCTTCTGGAGTGAAGGTGATTGCGGTCGGCCATTACAAGTTGGTTCCTGATGACGTTTGATCAAGTGATGGATGCGACCGGTCGGATGAACGGAATGCCTCCGCTTCCTTTGCTTTTCTGGTTTTGGAAGTTGGTGAATTCGCAGAAGCCGTTGTTGGGTGAGTGGATTCTCTTGTACCGGTGTGAGCAGTTGCGTGGAAACGGCCATGAGCCGTATTGGTCGACTGAGTTGGATCCGCAGTTGGTTGCTGAAATTTCTCGGAAGTGGGCTGAGCCGGATCCGATGGCGTTGCCGAAAGTGCTGGAATTGTCATGGCGGTGGCGTAAAGACCCGGATCGCTGGAAGGTCCACTACCCAGAGTTAGCAAAATAATTTGTCAAAGGTGTTGCACAAGTTCACAATTTCGACTACTATGACCGATATCTGAAATCCCACTCAGATAACCCCCCATAGCAAAAAGGATTTGCCCTCACGCTCTCCTCCCCCCGGATCGAGCGTGGGGGCGATCCTTTTTTCGGGGTAACATTGACAGCAGTGAATCTGTATCTCGACACCGACATCCTCATCGTCGACACCCCGTATGTCCCTGAAGAAGTCACAGCAATCAAGAAGATTCGTGGCGCAAAGTGGAACAAGCGAGCAAAAGTTTGGGAAATCCCAGTCGCTGAAGTCTGGGCCGCCCGGGACTTCGTCGAGCGTTTCAATTACGAGATGAGTTCCGAGGTGGCGATGCTGACTGTGCCGAAACCACCTGCCGCATCGGAAGCAATCGTGCTGAGCGAGGGGTACATATCTATTCGTTTTCCGTACGAACGCGTAAGAATTCGTTCGGTAAAACAAATACCGGGCATCACATGGTCGGCGGATAACTCGGAGTGGATGGCGCCAATCGCATCGGGTGATGCTGTTCGTACGTTTGGTGAACGATTTGACATTGACATTGACCCCGCTGTGTTAGAGGCGTTCAACGATCTGGACACGAGACGCTCCTCTTTGCTTGAGAAGTCCCGGGCCGCCGCCGGCGACATCGAAATCGCTGGTTTTCAAGGAGAGTTGCTTCCATACCAGAAGGCTGGTGTCAACTACATCACGTCTGTCAAGAAGGGCTTTATCGCTGACGAGATGGGTTTGGGTAAAACAATCCAAGCAATCGCAGGCATTGAAGTTCTTCACGCTTACCCGTGCGTCATCGTGTGTCCCCCGAGCCTTGTCCTTAACTGGAAAAAAGAGTGGAATCGGTGGCTGCCGCACCGTGACTGTCAAATCGTTGACGGTCGGAAAGAGATGCCAGAGAATTATGAAGTTCTGGTTGTCGGTTACTCAAACATCCATTTTTGGGCTGACCGTCTGAAGGGTAAGAACGGTTACGTCTTTGACGAATCGCATTACTGTAAGAGCAGAGATTCACAGCGAACCAAGGCAGCGAAGAAGATCTCCAGATCCGCCGGCCCTGAAGTCCCGGTCTTCCTGCTGACTGGGACACCCGTGACGAATAGGCCAGCAGAGTACGCGCCGCAACTCGACATCATCGGACAAATCGACAAGTTTGGTGGCGAGTGGGGTTTTTATCGACGTTACTGTGACGCTTTTCGTGATAAATGGGGGCAGTGGCACTTGGAAGGTGCATCCAATTTGGGTGAGTTGAACGACAGGCTTCGTTCCACCTGCTACATCCGTCGTACGAAAGATCAAGTTATGACGGAGTTGCCGCCAGTTATTCACGATCCGGTGATTGTTGAGGTTTCGGCGTCTGCGATGAAGGAGTATAAGAAGGCTGAGGCCGACATTATTCAGTATCTCGTTGACAGGGCTGTGGAAATCGCTGAGGAAATTGGGGAAAACCCGAGGTCTGCGGCTGTTCGTGCCCGAATCAAAGCGGAGGCTAGTCAGCATCTCGTGCGAATTAGCATCTTGCGCAGATTAGCAGCGAAAGCGAAAATGCAAGCAGTTGAAGAATGGATCGAGGCCCGGCTCGAGCAGTCCCGGAAGGTTGTTGTTGCTGCCCACCATCGTGACATCGTTGATGCGTTGGCAGATAAGTACGGCGGCTACAAGATTCAGGGCGAGATGGAAGTAGGGGACGTAGAGGATGCAAAAGATGCGTTTCAGAACGATCCGGCTGCGAAAGTCATAGTTTTGTCGATTCAGGCTGCGAAAACCGGGCACACGTTGACGGCATCGCAGGACGTTTTATTTGTGGAGTTGCCGTGGACACCCGCAGATGTTGACCAGACATACAGTCGCTGTCACAGGATTGGTCAAACTGGGTCGGTAACTGCAACCTATTTACTGCTAAATGGTTCGATTGATGAAGAGATTTACAACTTGATCGAAAAGAAGCGGAAAGTTGTTGCCGCAGCAACGGAGGGCGGGGCTGAAGACCTTTCTGGTTTTGCGGCTGCTGACTTGGTGATGTCACTCTTCCCTACTTAGACAGATTTATCTGTGATACATTGGTGGCATGCCACACAACCTTGAAGAAAACGCAGACGGCTCATACCGTTTCGCTTATGCCAATGAGATCCCGTGGCATCGCCTCGGACAGAGGATGGATGGGTTACAAACGGCTGAAGCAATGCTTGCCGCCGCTCATGCCGACTACGACGTTGTTCTCTCAAAGGTTTGTGCTGTAGACAATAACGGTAATGTTCTGTATAACCCTGATGGGACACCCGTAATCGTTGAGGACTCAAGAGCAACCCTGCGAGTCAACCCTGACGGAACATTCGATGGTCTCGCAACCGTCGGAACGCGCTTTCTCCCCACACAAAACCGAGAAGTTCTCCAAAGAGCACTCGACGTCGTCGGGGCTTCAGCCTCGAGCGCGGTCGTTGACACCTGTGGTGTTCTTGACGAAGGCCGAGAGTTCTTTGCCAGCATCGACTTGGGTGCCGTTTTTGTTGACCCGAAAGGCGTAAACGACAAGATCGAACGCTACCTCCTCGTCAGGAACGGTCATAACGGCAAAGTTCCAATCACCTACGCAAACACCGGTATCAGAGGGGTATGCAAAAACACGGTGACTGCCGGCATCAGTACAGCGCAGTCGATTTTCACGGCTAGGCACACCCGTAATCAGGACAGCGCTTTGGAGCAAGCAGGTGAAGTGCTGAGTCTGTCAAAAGAGTGGGCTTTGCGATTCCAATCTCGGGCGGAGACGCTCCTGCGGATCCCAGTCCCGGCCGGCTCGAGTCAGTTCCAGAAGGTTTTCGACGCTGTGTTTCCGGAGAAGTCTGGCACCGACGTTGCCCGCAAGAATCGTGAAGATATCCAGATGACTATCCGCTCGTTGTATGGTTCAAGGAAGAATGCGGCTGGTTTCGGCTACAACGGTTGGTCGATGTATAACGCAATAGGGGAGTATCTAGACCACCATCGTGAAGCGAAGCCGTATGACCGTGCAATCGCCTCAATGGATGCGCATTCGTGGGTTGCCCGCAAGAAACAGACAGCAACAGAGGCAATCCTTTCATTGGTTTGACATTAGGGCATGGCAAAATATAGTAAGCCCACTACGAAGGGGGGTTGTCATGAATGATGAGAACGACGAATTCACCCGTGAGGATCTTATGGAGATGATCGGGGAGTTTATGTCTGGTTCGATGACGGTACAAAGTCTGTATCGCTCGCATTTGTGTGCAACGATTGTTCACCGTGTGTTCGACGAGTTCGGTACCGAAGGTATGGCCGAGTTGATGGTCAAGATTGACGACCGTGCCGAGTGGATTACCGACATTCTGTTCGATTCCAACGATCTTCAGGATATTGCGTTCAAGAAGTATGGGGTGTATGACGACGAGATCGCAATCAAGGCTCGCCATACGTCTGCTATGACTGAACTGAACGGGAAGATGTCTCGCTTGAGGAAGCGTTACGCAAAAATGATTGTTGACGAGATCTTCGAGCCCCGGCCGCAGCCTGAAGTTGAGGCTTAGTGTCCACGAGGTATTGGAAGCATCTCATCAAGATTGTTCCGGATTATCCGGGTTCCGAGGCTGATGCTGAGGAGAATGAGATGTCACACAGTTGGCGTGTGATGGATATTGCGACGGATCCTCCGGAAGTTGAGGTTTTTGTGCCGGGGATCGTTGTGTGTCGTGATTGTGGATGTTTGGCTGACACGAATCAGGCGAGATACCCGTGTGGGTCTGCTCCGGCTCCGATGTCGATGTACGAGTATCTACGTCGCAAAGAGAGTGAGTGAGCAGTTTCGCAACATGCTCAGGTTGGGAGTTTAATTACAACCGCCAAGACCTTGCCTTGCCTTGGGGAGGACTTGAGCAGTTTGACGACGTGCTCAGGTCGACTATGAACTCAGATGAATTCGTGGCTGTAGGAGATGGTAGTGGTAGCCGGCTTCTGAATTTCATGGATTACGTCGATTCCCCACATTTCGTTGTGCTTATTGGCAAGCGCAACTGCTTGGCTGTGGGTGACGCATGGGATGGTGAAGAGGTGTGCGTCTGACGAGTCACCCGTAGGGCTTGAGAACCAGAGGGTGACGTGGGTGTCGGTTACGTCGGTGGCGATGAGGCCACCCTTGTAGGTGTTGTTTTCTTCCATGTCTTAAACACTACACGTTATAGGAGTAGTTGTCAACCTTTATCGGAAGAAATTTTAGAAACCCGATCGTAAGCAAGGTTTACCATCTTGTGACCAGTGACCTTCGACACGCCGAGCACCATTGACAACATTTCCGTAGCGCCACGCAAGTTGTGGCCACCCGCACGAATAAAGTCGAAAGCGGCCTCGTACTTGTCTGCCATATCTAGAGTTGACAAATCCTTGGTCTCGTACTTCCGTTCGAGAGCGATGATGAGTCGTCCGAACGCATTGTTGAGGTCAGGGAAGTTGAGTTGCAACATGAGTCAAACAATACACGAAATGATCAGTTGCGCCAACCCCACGGACGCCAACCCGAATGTTCGTAGATCGCTCGAGCGGCAAGCAAGTTTGTGAGCGGCTCGTACAACTCGTCGCAGTCCCGGAGGACGCCCTGAATCTGGAGCCAGCCGCCCGGATTGTACTGGGTGGTCTTGCACCAAAACTGGTTGATTTGCACCAGCCCGTTGGAACCACCCATGGGGTCATCAGGGTTGTGGGCATCTGGGTCACATCGGCTTTCACGCCACATCAGGTAGTTGAGGCGAGGAAGTTCGTCAATTTGCCATCCTGCGACCATGGCGGTCTCAATCCACATGTCACAGCGTGCTTCCGAGTTGCCTTTGTAGTCGGGTACGACAACAGGCTCCGGTCCACCCTCACCTTCGTAAGCGACAACCGTAGTTGTCGTCGTCGGGGTGGAACGGATTTGGACGCTGTTGACCGGGATCGGAACTTCTGGATCTTGGGCCGGGGCTGCTGCCGGCAGCGACGCAACTGGGTGTTGTGGTCGGGGTGGGTTTGATGCAACTTCGGTGTAAGTGGCTCCGGTGATTCCAAAGACGGTGCCGATGCACGCAATCCAAGTCACAAGAGCACCGAAAGCGGATAGTGGTGTTCCCATAGCAAACTCCTTTTGAGGGGGCAGGGGGATGTCCGGCAGGTGTGCGGACTACCTCTATATTACCATTGTGTTACGAAAATCGACGTATCAGTCAAGATTTTCTGAAACTTCAGGCTCTCCGAGTTTGTTGATGATGAATTGCGACAGTTCGTCAGCGCTCTTCGGGTTGATGTCGATACGGAGCGACCCGCCGACGACAGCAACACCCGTAACGTCAAGTGATTCGATGAGAAGTTCAGCGAACGCCTCGGCGTCTTGTTGTAACCGCTCATGGTCAGCGTCCGTCTCCGCCGGCTCACCATTTGTCATGTAGTCGAAATCGGTCAGATGGCGGTGGAGAGCAACCATGCCGTCTGCCGGATTGTCAATTTTTTCACTCATATGTGTAGTCTGCCCGATATTCATGTAAGATGCAACCCTCAGTCAGATCCGACTGAAACGTATCGGGGGCTTGCCCCCGGAAAGAAGGCAACAATGGCACAGTCAGACGTAACGTTGATCGGGAACGTCACCAACGAACCCGAACTCAAGTACACCGGTGCAGGAGCAGCCCGTCTGGGTTTCTCGATCGCGGTGAACCACTACTGGACTGACAGTGACGGCGAGAAGCAGGAGCGTACCTCCTTCTTCAACGTCACTGCATGGCGATATCTCGCAGAGGACGCAGCAGCGGTACTCGAAAAGGGTGTCGGCGTCATCGTTCAGGGTCGTCTTGAGCAGCGCACGTGGGACGACGATGAGGGGAACAAGCGATCGACGATCGATGTGCTTGCGAACAACATCGGTCTCCAAGTCCGCTCCGTAGAGTCGTTCGAGCGTAAGCGCCGCAGCGATTCGGACGGGGCTCCAGCAAAGAAGGCTGCTTCGCCACGGAAGTCCGCTCCCGCTGACGAACCCTTCTGAAAGATCACTCATGTGAGTGTAAACGTAGGGAACACTCATCTCTGAGAGAGCCAGCAAGACCTCCGCTTCGGCGGGGGTTTTGTTGTTTTCAGGGTTACTACAACCCGTAGACGTTATGACGTATGATGTTGCCATGAGCGACGATCCAAGCGTTTTTGACAACATTGAGGCGGCTATGAACGACCTCGCTGAAGACATGAAAACACGAGACATGACTGTCAGCAAGGAAGCCGAAGAAAAAGATCCTGCCGACAAGCAGGTCATCGTCCGTACCACCAAAGAGGAGCATGAACGGTGGAAGCGGGCCGCTGAAAGTGCCGGCGTTTCGTTGTCACAGATGGTGCGAGACCAAATGAACAAGGCGGCAAGCGTCACGTTGGATTGTCAGCATCCTCGCGAGTTCCGCAAGAGTTACCCGTGGGCAGAGTTCTGCCTCAAATGCAACGCACGTCTCCGTGGATAACATTCGCTTCCCCTACGTCTTCGATCTCGAGCGTGATGGCTTCATCGTTGCGAAAAGGCTGATTCATCCTTACAAGATTTCGCAATATCAGGCGTGGTATCGAAAAAACGAAGATTTTGCGAGCGACGTCTACAAAACGAGCCCTTACATGCTCGACATTCTCTGCGGAGAGGAAATTCGCCGGCTTTTCACCTATTTGGGTAGCACGGCAAGCCTTCATTCGACAATTTCACGTCAAACGAACGAAGGATGCCAATGGCATTGCGATTTGTTGCCTGAAGGACAGCAAGAATCACATTTGGCTGTTTGGGTGGCGTTGGGGCACGTCGGCAGAGACGAAGGCATGTTCCAGATCATCGCCGGCTCCAATAATTGGGATTTCGACCGTACAAAAGCGGTTTTGACGCCGGGTGATAGTCACACGTTGCCTGAAGTCGTCGATTTCGAGTTGATGGACAGGGGTGACCCTCATCCTTACTGGTTTGCTGCCGATTTGGGTGATGTTCTGGTCTGGCACGGCGGAGCGATCCACGGGGCTCAGGCCCCTCGAGGCGGCGGCTCCGTTCACAGACCTTCGCTCATTGGCCACTATGCGAATCACACAAATGTGGCTCAGCACACACATCAGGGTGAAATCGGTTGGACATACGTCCCATAGGGCGTAAGATATTGACATGATTACTTACCATGAGCGCGCTGACCTCTTCACGTTCCCCTCAGGGGCGCGCGCACACGGCTGCAACACCCGTGGGGCTGCTGGCGGCCTCGCAGGTGAAGTGTTTAGCCGGCTACCAGAAATGCACTACGTCTACAAGCATGCCTGCGCGAACGGCATCGAAGCAGGCGACATGATCGCTTTCCAAGAGGACAGCGGCACATGGTGGTACAACCTGATGTCTCAAGTCGAAGCCGGACCAGACGCAAAAGTCGAATACATCGTCGAGTCGTTGACCAAAGCAGTAGCACACGCCGAGACACACGGCGTAGCAACACTAACGATCCCTGCGATAGGTGCCGGCATAGGTGGACTCAAATTCGCTGATGTCAGGGCCGCACTCTACGAAGAGTTCATGGACTCTACATTCCACATCCAATGCGTGACCCGTGGTAGGTTCTCAGAGTATGAGTTCTAACGACATGCTGCAAGTAATCGCCGGCCTAGCAAACGAAGCCGAAGCGCTGTTCCCTCAACTCGAACAACTAGCCGAGTTCGTCCACGGAACAGAGAACGAGGAAGCAATCAACAATGTTCAAGAGATCACGTCGTACTTCGCTTGGATCAGAGCACGAGCAGTCGAACTCTCCTTCGACGGCACCTGACCGCCAACGTCAAGCCGCAGAACGATACGCCGTCTGTCTATCATGCGACAGGCTACGACGAAGCCTGCGTCAATGCCGTGAATGCGGATGCTTCATGCCAGTGAAAGTACAACTCGACTGGGCAGAGTGCCCTCTAGGTAAATGGCAGACGTAATCCAACTCGCAGTCGGAATGATCTCAACCTTCGTAGGTGTATCAATCCTGATGTGGCTACTAGATCAACTGTGACCTTCACAGAGGACGACCTTATCGTCCCTCAACGAACCTCTTTCACCACATCGTGTGCAGTGATGAAGAGAACGTAACTCTGTCTCGTCAATCAGACGAGCGAAGATCTGATGAGCGACACGTGCGCTTTCAATCGTCTCGTCATCACGAGGAACATAGTTGGCGTAGAAACGTAAGCCACCATGACGTGACGATGCGAAGAACAGGTCATAGTT